TTATGGCAGGGGGAATCTTGCTTGGAAACTGTGTAGGATGCAGTAATGAACAGAGCCCAGAGAAGGGTAATACTTCAAATGGAATTGAGGTAGAGACAATAGAAATAGAAACGATTGAAATAGAAACTATTGAGGTAAAAGAGAATGTGGTTTATTGGCCAGATTAAGGTAATTAAAGGGAATGCAGAAATGTGTTCCCTTAATATTTTTTGAAAATGTGAAAGGATGGATTAAATGAAGGTAATAGGGTCATTGTTGGAGAAGTATTTCTCATTGTGTTCGGATTATACAGTATTTTATGAACTCATTGTAATAATAAATCTTGGAATACTAGTATTTACACAGAATCTAATATTTCTTATATTAGGTATTATATTATGTATTTTAGGTCTAATTGGGACATTACTAGATATGCATAGTTATTTTAAGAAAAAGAAGTGAGGTGATTGATATGGATTCGGGTGAAGCTACGGACTTGTCGCATAGGTTATTTGAAAAGAGTATGGATTTAATGGATACCGGCGCCCCAGCAGAGTGTTATGAAATGTATTCAGAAACTCTTGATAATGGCGTAATACATGTACCTGTAGATATCTGGCATTATTATGAGAATCCATCGTATTCAGCAATTATAGACTTATTTATACTGCCAGCATATGATTATATTGAGAAGGATAAGATTCATAATAAATCTTTAAATCCCGATTGGATTGCGTATTGTTCGGCTATAGAATTTATAGCAATAGAATTATATATTAAATCTGAGTGGGATATGGTGTTTGCATGTAATACGATTCTGGAAAACGTTACCAATATTTTAAATGAGCATTATTTTGAACGGGACGTTAGACCTTATGACGTAGTTACAGGTAAGATGTATGAAAGAGCACAAGAATTTTTAGAGGATATTCTTGAATTTTTAACAAGTGAGTCAGATTTTCATGGTATTTTTGATTATGCTGAGTAAAAGGAGGATTAAATGAGTATAGAAGTTTTGGTTATATTACTTAGTTGGATGTGTGTTGGTGCTGCGTCAGCTATAGGGTTTATTTTGGTTGCACTATTCTTAGTGGTAGGTTTAAATAAAATATTTAAAGGGGATGATTGACTATGAATGATTCAGAATTATATTTACTATTGATAAAATGGATTGGATTTTTAATAGGTTGGTCTGCAGTATTTATGGCGCCTTGGATACACCTTTTTACACGTATATTTAAAGCCGGTATTTATAACAGAAAAGGGGATCACAACTCAGAGGAGGTAGAAGAATGAATATGGAAGAAGAGACAAAAATGAAATTAGAACAAGTATGGCATCAATCGTTTACATCAAAAGAGATATTAGATATGGAAAATGGTTATAAAAGTATAGCAGAGATTATATATAAAGATCTTGAAGCCAGATTTGAAGGTGATGTATTTAATGTTGTACAGAAGTATGATATCAATGTTGACAAAGAGGAGCTTATAAAAGCCTTAAAATATGATAGAGAGCAGTATGATGCTGGATATAAAGATGGGTATAAGTGTGCTTTTAAAGAAATAATGTATATTATTGACGAATATGTTGGTGCAATGCCACAACAAATTGATACTATCAAGGAGAGGCAGATAGTGTCGTTAAAAGGTCTAAATGATTATATAAATTACAAACTTAATAAATTAATAGAAGAGGATGGTAAGAAATGAAAAGTGATTTTATACAATGTGAGAGGACAGAAAAAACAAATCCTTTCTACGGATTAGAAGTACTTAATATAACGGAAGGCGATATTAAGCATTTGTTGCAAGGTGGTAAACTATATTATACCAATTGTGAATATGCTTATGAAATTGTGATGGAGAAAAATAAAAAGAAAGTGAGGGAATAAGAAATGACTAATGTTGATGCTTTTAGATTTAATATGATGTTATGTAAAGAGGATAGAAAGAAGTTTCAGGAATTACTTAATGATTATAAAAGGTTAAAAGATGAGCATGAAAAACGCATGATTGATATTTATACAGTAGATTTATGTGCGGAGGACAAAAAGCAAATGGTTAAGGAACAAATGGATAATTATATTCCACAAGTAGAAGTGAATAGTGAAAGTCAAGAGGATAATGTAAACCATCCAAAACACTATGAGGGCAATATTGAGTGTATTGATTCTATGCAAGAAGTGTTGGGTAAACATGGTACTATAAGTTTTTGCATAGGTAATGCTTTTAAGTATATTTGGCGCTGCAAAAAGAAACATCCAACACCTATCGAGGATTTGAAAAAGTGTCGTTGGTACGTAGATAAGGCTTTAGAATTATTAGAAAGTGAGGATAAAGATGAGTTGTACAGAATGTAAATATGCTCCTAAAACTTATGAAGAATTTTGCATAGCACAGAGTAATCCAAGAGAATATTGCCCGGACGCTTTTACTGGTAAATCGTCTCTATGTGAACTATATACGGATACGAAAGGTGGCTTCGACGAAGATAAGAAAAAATTTCTGGAATTAATTAATATGACCGATAAAAATATCAAAAAAGATATCGATTATATTGAATCGAGGGTTGCTGAAGAGTCATGTAAGGGTAAATCTAGACTTACCGAGGTTAAAGAACAGCGAAAAGACTCTGAATTTAGTGCCGCAAAGGAGCGACAAATCACAGAATTGGCAATTTTAAATGATACATTGGCGCTAATTTATGATTATATTTCCGAAAAAAAGTAACCATATTATGCAGAGGGGTGAGAACTGATTTTGAGTAGTTCTTGCCTTATAAATTTTTGAAAGGAGCAGTTTTTATGGGAAAAATTAAGAAAAGTTTGAAAAATGCTTGGAATTTTGTTAAGGATGAGCAGAATCAGAAGACATTAGTAGCTATTTCACCACTACTTTTGGCTGGTGGGTGGTATGTTACTAGAATTTTTGAGGCTACTTGCAGATTTTTGAAGAGGCGTTGATTATATTTGAAAGGAGTATTACGCAATGAGTAAAAATAAGTTTACTACGTTTCTTAGTAAGAACAAAAGTAGTATTTTTACCGGATTGGGCTTAGGATTTCTCATATCGGGCGTAGTGGTTACATACGTTGAGAGTCCTAAATCACACACAATTCATGAAAAATACAAGGAATTGGCTAAAAAAACAAAGGGTAAGAAAGAAAGAAGAAAACTTGTTGTCAAGGAAATTGGTGAGCAGACTAAAGCTATGGCACCATCGATTATATTAGTGGGTGCTGGTACAGGTTTTATCTTAGCCGGTAAGAAAATTGATGTTAGAAACCTCGGAACCATGGGTTTTGCCTATGAAAAAGTTCTTGAACGCAGGAATAAGGAGTTAGCAGCAGCAAAAAAGGTCTTAACTCAGTCTCAAAAGAAGGAAATTGACGAAGAAGTGGCTAAAAACGAGGTTTCATCTGATAAAAAGATGTCCGAAATAACCGAAAATGACTATGCGGCTCACTCGGGATTATATCCTTGTAAAAATAGCTTTACCGGTAAGATTGGATGGACTTCTTATGAAAAATTGGAGAGGGCTATACTGAAAGCCAGTAGTAGATGCCAGAGTGCTGGAGATGTTTGTGTAAACGAGTTCTTTGATGAGACAGAGGTCCCCGAATGGGAGCCAGTTCCAGTTGGTGAAGAGTGGGGCTGGGAAGATGCTGACTTAGACAAAGGAATTCTTCCAGTAACAATTAGCTCCATCGTCGTGGATGGGAGGCCTTGCTTATATTTAGATTTAGACCGATATGCTCATAGATTGTAATTTGTATAATGTTTTTAGAGGTTTCCGATAAAATGTTACTCTATTATGCAGCAGTTGTGCTGTTAACAAATAATATTTAGAAAAGGAGCGATGGTATGAATCGTAAGAAAAAGAGGGCATATTTGGAAGCCCTAAGATTTGAAAGAGCAGATGTTAAAGAAGGGATTCTCGAAACAATGATGGATCCCGACACAGACGAAAAAGTACGCCAGGAATTAGCAAAGGCGTACACAGCAGAAGTGAACGCTGAGGTCGAATTGGCCAAAGCAGAGCAGGAAAGAAGGAATGGCTATCGGACTTTGATAGTCGATGGTTTGAAGATAGTTGTACCAATAGTTACAGCAGGTATGACAATTAGAGCGTATGGTAGATGGAACGCTCAGGTTTTAAAATTTGAGGAAACTGGTAGGTTTATTTCAACCGCTGGTAAAAATTTAAAGATGCCACAACCAAAGATTTAAGGTTGTGATGTATAATAACAAGGCTGGGAGGCACAGAAATGTGTTCTCCTATGCTTTTTTGATAGAAAGGAGATTATATTTATGGCAGAGGTTAACTTAGATGAAATAAAAGTTGACTATCAGACTGGTAATATAAAAAAGTCTGAATCTGAAGCAAGTCCAGAAAGAGAGAAGCTTGAACCAATGGTTTCCTCTGAAGACTTTGTAAAGAAAAATGATGGTCCGTTTAAAACATTTCTAAGAGCCATGTGTAATGATGCGGATGATATGAAGCATTATGTTTTGCACGATGTTCTAGTTCCAGGATTGAAATCAACAACGCTCGATGTATTGTCTCGATTATTCTATAACCAGGGATTTACATCATCAAGGAAATCACTAAATGGTGGTACTGCATATGATAAAATGTTCACACAAGGAAGTAAATATCATTACAAACCAGCTAGAAAAACATATGCCGAGGGTCCATCTAGAAGAGCCCCTATAAATGATGATATTAAATATGACGAAATAGTTTTTAGCAATAGAGATAAGGCTGAGAACTTTGTTAGACGATTATATTCTAGAATTGATATGTCTGAGGATGTTAGTATTGCTGAGGTTTATGACTTACTTGGGCAAAGAAGCGATTGGACCGATGCTAATTGGGGTTGGAATTCTAAACAAGCAATTAATATTGTCAAGGTTCCACAGGGTTGGTATATAGATTTTGATGAACCTGTGCAGATTTAAAAAGAAAGGAGATTATATATGAAAGTATTTATTTCAGTGCCCATGAGAGGTCGTACTAATGAAGAAATTATATATGACATTGCGATAGCTAAAGGTAAATTGGCTGAAGTGGCTCAAGAAAACAATGAACATATAATATATGTAGACAATTTTGTTGGTATTCCGTCGAAAAATGAGATTAATAATATTGAAAACCCTTCAATGTGGTATTTAGGAACAGCTATACAGAAGATGTCTAAATGTGATGCCATATATTTCTGTCCAGGTTGGCATGAAGCCAGGGGATGTGTTATTGAGCGTCAGGTGGCAGTATCATATGGACTTATGCGTTTGTATCAGAATGATGAACTTGGGATTATATTCCAGGAATCAGCAGATAATAAACCAATGGAACCAATGTCAGTAGAGGTAAAAAATTAATAGAAAGTTAATAGAAAGGAGTTCAATATTATGAACAATTATGTAAAATTAGGTTTAGGTTTAGGAGTAGTGGGATTAGGCACAACAGTTGCTATTAAGACTCATAAAAATACTGCTCAGTATAAGAGAACAATCGATGCTCTCGTGGAAGATGGTGAGAAGAATGATAATCTCGACGAGGTTAAGAGCAGTGAATATTACAAGAGTAATAAGAAGAGATTATATTTAGAGAGATTAAGAGGCGGTGCTAACGCTGGTATAGAACTTGCTATTGGCGGAGCTATGGTTGCTAGTGCCGGATATGCTCTTACAAAGGATAAGTTACCAAATAAACTCACAAATAAGGTTGATAAGATTAGTTTCAAAATAAATGCTCATAAACCAGAAATTATGCTAGCTGGAGCAATTGTGGGTGTTACTGCAACCGCTGCTTTATCTATCTATGCTTATGAGAAGACAAGAAAGCACGTAATTGAATTTAATGATACTGTAGCAAACATTAAGAAGGCACAAGAAACTTCTGAGAATTATACAGAGGATGATTATATTCATGACATGAAGTTTGCAAAGACCGAATTGGCTTACAATGTTGTAGCAGATACAGCTCCAGCAGTCATCGCGTTTGGTTTAACTGTAAGTTCTATCTGTGGTGTTTATACAACTTTAAAGACAACCGTTAAGGGTCTTACTGCAGCATATTTGGGCGTTCAGGAGAAATTTAGAGAGTATAGAGACCATGTAATCGCCGATTATGGTGAAGACGTTGACCTTGCTTATATTTCAGGTGGAAAAATGGTTGAAAAGAAGACTAAAGTCGTTGACGAAGATGGTAAGACATCCGTAAAGAAGTCTAAGGTTCTTGATAAGGACAGTTTGGGAACTGTTAGGGACACAACTGCATGTGTAACTAGAATATTTGATAGTTCTAATGAGCTATTTGAGGATGCATCTGCTCAGTTAAATTGTTTAAGTATTAGAGGTAAACTTACTCAGCTCGATGTTACAAAGAGACAGAGAGGCTGGATTACTTTGAACGATGTTCTTGAAATGTATGCGTTTGAGCCAAACATTGAATTTGGTTATGACTGGGGCTGGACAGATGATATGAGTATTGATTTGGGTATAAATCTTGAGGAAATCCAGAGAAAATATGACGGATTTGCAGCTGATGATTATAATATACCTTTCGTATTCTCAAATATGGTTTATTTGAAGAATGCATTAGCAATGAAGACAAAGAACAATCATAAGGAAGAGGATGTAAATGAATAAATTTATGCACTTCACAATGGGGGCAGCTGTCGGTGCGGCAGTTGCTTCTGTTGTTTGGAAAATAAGAAATCACAGATGGGAAGAAGCTAAGTCTAAAGAGCTCTCAAAGGCTTATATGGACGCATTTAGAGCACAGAAAGATTATATTCCATCTGAAGACACTATTGATGAAGAATCTGTAGTATTATCAAAAGAAGAACCTTCCCCAAGCATGGCTGAAGAGCCTAACACTCCGGAAGAGATTAAAAATAAAGTACCTGCCAATGATAATGTGGCAATGACCTCATACAACAAGATGTATGTTGCTGATGATGAATTGGACGAAGATGAGTTGGCTGAAATGGCTGAACTTGTTGATGAGGGTGATGAGGATTACGATTACGAAGCTGAGGAATATGAGGCAGTGATTATATCCTCTGAGGAAGCTGGTGAGTTGCCACCTGGGTACACGTCCCAATGCTGGTGGTATTATATGAAGAGTGGCTCATTTGTGGATGAGGATAATAATATATTATTAGTACCAGACATAGACTTTGCATTTGGTAACACTGGTATTGCGGAGACAATTCGCGATGGTTATGATGCTAATGAGGTGTTGTTTGTTGTGAATTATCGTACAAAACATGTGTATGAGATTCACTGTATTGATACGAGATTTGTGGGGTGATTATATTTGAGAACTTATAAAGAATGGTTATTGTCCCAATTATGGGATGAGAATTTTGTAGAGTGGGAATCCTTCATTGATAAGTGGTCCGTACTCACAGATATATTATTAAATGTTGAGTACGTTGCAGTGGTTAAAGGTGACCAGAATAGAGCTGATGATGGATTATATTTGAGGTCTGAATTCAACCATGAAGAGGATGCTAATTTGAACATGGATGTTCCAGCATCTGTTCTTGAGGTTTTGGTCGCTTTGGCTTGTCGAATGGAACGTGAGTATGTTGGCGATTCTGAAGAGAATTTGGCATATGAAATCTTTGAAATGTTTATGGATTCCTTAGGTCTTACGTGGGTATCTTCGAAGACTTTGGATGGTGGATTATCTAAAAAAGAGTTAAAACTCGTGGCTCAAACATTGGATAGTTGGTTACAAAATGATGGTTCTGTGAGTATATTTCCAGTAACTGAATATGAACTTCCAGAACTTGAGGGAAAACAGCTTTGGCAACAGATGTTATTCTTTATAGAAAATAGTGAAAATTCCTGGAAACTCACTGATTTTTGATGAATTTTGAGGAAAATTTAGGTGATTTTTGGGTGACAAAAAGTGTCACCAAAGTGTCACCCTGGTGACAAAAAGTGTCACCTTTTAGGGTTTTTTGATGATTTTTGAGGAAATTTGAGTGTTTTATTTTTTGAAAAAATGGTCAAAAATAGGCAAAAATGGCAAAAAGGTGACAAAAAGTGTCACCCGGGTGACAAAAAGGTGACACTTTTAAAAACCCGGGAACCCGCATAAACACTGGGCTGAGAGGCATTCGGGTGACAAAATGACACTTTTTTTATAACTAATGTGTAAAAAATTTAATATATTTATATATAGATTTGCTCAAAAAAGTGTCATTTTGTCACCCAAGGGTATTTTTAGGGTTTTTTGAAAGATTTTCATCAAATAATCAAAAATGAGTAGAAAGGAGTGTAAAAGTGATAAAATGTTAGACTTTGTGGCTGTAAGAACCATGTCCCCAAAGAAGGGCGAAATAGATGTCTATCCCGAATTTTTAGTTAACAAAGCAAAAGACATCATGATTAAAGGAAGAAGCTTCTATGCCGTGTGGGATGAACATAAAGGAATGTGGTCAAAGAATGAGGAAGATGTACAAGAACTAGTTGATTATATTTTAGCAACTGAAGCAAAGAAGTTAAAAGAGAAAACTGACGAAAAAGTGACAGTGAAGTATCTTAGAAATTTCAGCTCAAAGAAATGGTCAGAGTTTCAAAATTATTGTAAATCACTACCAGACCATTATCACGAATTGGATACATCAATAACATTCCAAAATTCTGAAATAACAAAGACTAGTTATGTGTCTCACGTTTTACCATATGAGATGGTTCAAATGGATACTCCTGCCTATAATAAATTGACGAGTGTATTATATTCTGAAGAAGAGTTAAGAAAAATAGAATGGGCTATTGGAGCTATAATTTCAGGAGACTCAAAAAAGATACAGAAGTTTTTAGTATTATATGGAGCACCTGGAACTGGTAAATCGACAATGATTGATATTATTCAGGAATTGTTCACAGGTTATTATAGTGTTTTTGATAGTAAGGCATTGGGTAACAGTAATAGCTCATTTTCATTGGAACCATTTAAGATGAATCCGCTAGTAGCAATACAGCATGATGGTGACTTAAGTAGGATCGAGGATAATACAAAGTTAAACTCGATTATATCCCACGAAGCATTAACGGTTAATGAGAAATTTAAGAGTACGTATTCTAGTAGGTTTAACTCATTTTTGATAATGGGTACAAATAAGCCAGTAAGAATTACGGATTCCAAATCAGGTATTATTAGACGTTTGATTGATGTCCACCCAACTGGAGAAAAAATTAAAGCATCAGAGTATTACAAATTAATAGATGACGTTAAGTATGAACTTGGCGGAATAGCTTATCATTGCCTAAAGGTATATGAGAGCTTAGGAAAGAACTACTACAATGATTATATTCCAATTAGTATGATGAATACGACAAACAATGTTTATTCGTTTATTGAGGAAGAATTCGAGTGGTTCACAACAGAGGAAGAAATTTCATTAAATGCGGCATGGATGAGATACAAAAACTATTGCTTAGATGCAAACATACAATATCCATTAAACAAATTAAGTTTCAAAGAAGAATTAAAGACATATTTTACAGAGTTTAAAGAGAGAACAAAAACCGCAAGAAACATTTACAAAGGATTTAGACCTGAAAAGTTTAATATTAGCATTCTGAAAAAGGATGATGGAAGTCAATCTTGGATTATATTAAAAGAGCAACATTCAAAGTTGGACGATTTAATGAAAGACTTCCCGGCACAATATGCGACAAAAGATGGGTTACCTAAAAAGCCTTGGTCCGAAGTCAATACATTGTTGAAAGATTTGGATTCTAGAAGACAGCACTATATAAATGGTCCTGCTTATATTATTTGTGTTGATTTAGACTTAAAGAATGAACTTGGAGAAAAAGACCTAGAATTGAATCTGAAAGAAGCAGACAAGTTCCCACCAACTTATGCGGAAGTAAGCAAAAGTGGAAAGGCTATACACTTGTATTATATTTATACGGGTGACCCTGGACAACTTAGTGCTTCTTATGGACCTAATGTTGAAATTAAAGTCTTTAATGGTAATTCTGCACTAAGAAGAAAATTAACATTATGTAACAATTTGGATATTGCTACAATCTCATCTGGTCTGCCATTAAAGGAGCAGAAGATGGTAAGTGAGAAAGAGATTAAAGATCAAGCACACTTGATAGCTTTGATTAAGAAAGGCTTGAACAAAGAAGTGTTTCCAAATACTAAGCCGAGCATTGATTATATTTCAATGATACTTAATCAAGCATATGATAGTGGAATGGTATATGATGTTGAAGATTTAAGAGGCACAATAAGAGACTTCGCATTAACAAGTACTAATCAAAAAGACTATTGTTTGAAAGAGGTTATGAAGATGCCTTTTAAGAGTAAACAAACTGCAGAGGAAGTAGAATTGGAAGACCTAGCAGGGACACCTGTCAATGTGCTATCGGATGAAATGCCTATAATCATATTTGATGTTGAGGTATTTCCAAACTTGTTTATTTGTTGTTGGAAAATAAAAGGTAAAAAAGGTCAGTCTGCTAGGCATAAAATGATTAACCCAACTCCAGATGATATTAAAGAGCTTTGTAAGAATAGATTGGTTGGCTTTAACAATCGAGATTATGATAATCACATATTATGGGCTCGAATGATGGGTTATACAAATATGGACTTGTTTAAATTATCTCAGAAGATTATAGATAAAAACCAAGACTTCAAAGGTTTTAAACAAGCTAAAAGTTTGAGTTATACAGATGTTTATGATTTCCTAAGTGCTAAAAATAAAATGTCTTTGAAAAAATGGGAAATAAAGTTAAGGATAAAGCATAACGAATTAGGACTTCCTTGGGACCAACCAGTTCCTGAAAAATTATGGGATACAGTAGCAGAATATTGTTGTGATGACGTTGATGCTACTGAAGCCGTATGGGATGAAAACATTGGTGATTGGGAAGCTAGATTAATATTAAGTAAGTTGAGCGGTTTAAGTGTAAACTGTACAACAAATACACATACTTGTAGAATCATTGTTGGTAATGATAAACACCCTCAGAGCAAATTTATTTATACAGATTTGAGTAAGGAATTCCCAGGCTATAGATTTGACAAATTTGGAATTGATAGAGATGATTATATTCCTGGAACAAAAATTGTTTCTGGAAAGAGTATCTACAAGGGACAAGACCCAGGAGAAGGTGGTCGTGTAAGAGCGATACCAGGATATTATGAATGGGTTGCGTTACTAGACGTTGTTTCTATGCATCCAAGTACAATTATATATTTGAAACTATTTGGAAAAGAATATACTGCAAGATTTGAAGATGTTAAAAATGCCAGAGTCGCGATAAAGAATGGTGACTTTAAGAAAGCTGAAGAAATTCTTATGAGAATCAATCCTGAAATCGTAGACTTGTTTGAAAAAGAGGGTGGTATTGAAAAGAATGCAGATGCATTAGCTGGTGGTTTAAAGACAGCCATTAATTCTGCATATGGATTAACTAGTGCTAAATTTAGTAACTTGTTAAAAGACGAGAGAAATGTTGACAACATAGTTGCTAAGAGAGGTGCATTGTTTATGATTGATTTGGAAGAGGAAGTTGAATCTAGAGGATTTAAAGTTGTTCATACAAAGACTGATTCGATTAAGATTCCAAATGCCACACCAGAGATTATATCTTTTGTTAAAGAATATGGTTCTAAGAAAGGTTATGAATTTGACCATGAAGCAACTTATGAGAAGATGTGCTTAGTAAATGAATCAGTATATGTTGCTAAATATGCCACGGCTGAGAAATGCCAAGAGATGTATGATTATATTCCAAAAGATTGTAAGAAGCACGGTGGCGAATGGACCGCAACGGGTACTCAGTTCCAGGTTCCATATGTTTTCAAGAAATTGTTTAGTAAAGAACCAATAGAGTTTTATGATGTTTGTGAAACTAAATCTGTAACTACTGCAATCTACATAGATTACAACGAAAGTTTAGAGGAAGAGCAACACGATTACAACTTTGTTGGTAAAGTTGGTTTATTCTGTCCAGTATTACCTGGCAGAGGCGGTGGATTACTAGTTCGAAAGAATGATAGAACTGGAAAGTATGATGCTGTTATTGGTACTAAAAACAAAAAGACCAAAGAAAGTTTCAGATGGCTCGAAGCAGACGATGCATTAAAGTATGGTGATGATTGGTGGAAAGAAAATGTCGACTTCACATACTATGATAATTTAACAAATGAAGCAGCAGAGGCAATAAATGAATATGTTGATTATATTCAGTTTTGCGAAATACAATAATATTTAGAAAAGGAGATTACAATTATGGTAACAAACAAAATCAAAATCGAAGGAGCAAAATTAGTATTCAAGAATTTTCAGGGAAAGGCTGACGATTACAATAGTGCAGGAAATAGAAATTTCGGTGTTATTTTAGATGACAAGATTGCAGCTTTATTGGAAGAAGATGGTTGGTATGTTAGACACTTAAGACCAAGGGAAGACGACCCAGAAGGATATGCAACACCTTGGTTAAAGGTTAAGGTTAATTATGACCATGAGAGAAATCTTGTACCAACAGCAATGATGATTACATCTCGTGGAAAGAAGAGATTAACAGAAGAGACTATTGGTCAGCTTGACTGGACAAATGTTGAGTATGCCGATGTGATTATATCTCCATACAATTACCCAGCAAGAAATGGAAAACCAGCAGGTGTTTCAGCTTATTTAAAGTCTCTTGTTGTGAAAGTTATAGAAGATGACTTAGAACTTAAATATGCTGACATTCCGGATTTAGACGAGGACCCAGCTTTTGAGTAATATACAACTATATGATTATCAGATAGAAGCTGTTAATAATTTAAAGAATGGAGCGATTTTATGTGCTGGCGTTGGTCTTGGTAAATCTAGGACCGCGCTAGCATACTACATTCTAAATGTTTGTAAGGGTGGTTTAAGGATTAATGGGGTTGGGAAAACTCAACCACTAAAAACACCAAAAGATTTATACATAATAACAACCGCCAAAAAGAGAGATAGTTTAGAGTGGGAAAGTGAGTGTGCTCTTTTTAACATTCTTAAAAATGAGAAATCCATTAGTGGTGTAAGGCTTGTTGTGGATTCTTGGAATAACATTAAAAAGTATATTAATGTTAAAGATGCGTTCTTCATATTTGATGAACAACGGGTTGTTGGATATGGAACTTGGAGTAAGAGTTTCATAAAAATTTCAAGAAGTAATGAGTGGATTTTATTAACAGCAACTCCTGCTGATAAGTGGACTGATTATATTCCAGTTTTTATAGCCAATAGATTTTACAGAAACAAGAGAGAATTTACGGAAAGGCACGTAATTTACAATAGATATTCTAAGTATCCAAAAATTGATAGGTGGTTGGATGAGAGACATCTTAAAAAATTGGAGAGTAGTATTTTGGTAAGAATGGAAGGTACTAATAAAGCCACTCGACATTTAATGACAATTACCTGTGCTTACGACAGAGACCTATTTAGACGAGTTTATAGAGACCGATGGGATATTTATGACGACTGCCCTATAAATGAAATTTCAAAGACGTTGTATTTATGTAGACGAGTATGTAATTCTGACCAATCTAGAATCGAGCAAGTTGCAAATATCCAAAAAGAACATCCAAGAGTGATTATATTCTATAACTTTAGTTATGAGTTAGAAATTTTAAGAAAGTACTGTACCGACAACAAAATAACATTTGCAGAATGGAACGGTGAAAAACATGAACCAACACCTACTGGAGAAAAGTGGGCATATTTGATTCAGTATACCGCTGGTTGTGAAGGTTGGAATTGTATAACAACTGACACAATAATATTCTACAGTCAATCATACAGCTATAGACAAACTGAACAAGCTAGAGGAAGAATAGACAGAAGTAATACTCCTTACGACGATTTGTATTATTACACTCTTGTGTCTAAAGCGCCTATTGATATTGCCATACAACAAGCTCTTAAAAACAAGAAAAACTTTAATGAACGTAAATTTCTCAATGCGAGCGGGTTTCCGAAAAAAAATTAGGGTATTATGGAGGGGGATGAGAAATACTCGGTATTTGATTCCCCTATTCCTTTTAGGAGGATTTGAAAATGTTAGAATCAACTTTTCAAAAACAACTTATACAAACGATTAAAAAGCGTTTACCAGAATGTATAGTCACAAAATTCAAACCAGATGGAATTACAGGTTTTCCAGACCTGATTATATTTTACAATGATAGATGGGCATTGTTAGAAGTTAAGAGAGATGCAACAGCATCACACCAACCAAACCAAGATTATTGGGTTGATAAACTTAACAATATGTCCTTTGCAGCATTTATCTATCCCGAGAATAAGGAGGAAGTTCTCGATGCCATGGAAGAAGCACTATGTCAAATATGACCATTCATTTTTAAGTCCTAGTAGCTATCATTGGTTAAACTATGACCATGAGAAACTAATAAAAACTTATTTGAATGTCATGTATTCAAAAGCTCATGGAACTGAAATGCATGAGTTAGCAAAATTATTAATAAAAAATAGACAAGAATTACCAGATGAACAAAAAACATTTAACATGTATGTTAATGATGCTATCAAATACAAAATGAGTCCAGAAGTATTACTATACTATTCGGACAATTGTTTTGGGACTGCTGATGCGATTATATTTGATGATAAAAAAAGAACTTTAAGAATTCATGATTTAAAAACTGGAACAATTAAAGCTTCGATGAATCAATTAAAAATTTATGCGGCCCTATTTTGTTTGGATTATGATGTTGACCCAAACGCTTTAAAAAACATAACCCTACAAATTTATCAGAATGACGAGGTTTCAAGCGAAGAACCAGATGCATCTGAAATATCAGAAATTTGTGATAAAATTATAGAGTTTGATGAAGTTCTAGAAAATTTAAAGGAGGATTTAAGCAATGTCTGATTATATTTCACACAGTGGAGTAGCACATGATGAAAACCCTCCTGGAAGAGGTTCCGGAAGATATGCTTGGGGTGTTGGAATGAATCCTGAGCAAGGTGGTCGAAGAATTGGCTTCTTAGAAGAAGTTGAAAAAATGAGAAATCAAGGTTTTACAGATACTGAGATTGCTAGAGCCCTAATTGGTCCAAAGCAGACTGGTGTAGATCTTAAAGCTATGATAACCATTGAAAAGAAAAAAGAGAAAGACTACCAGATATCTAGAGCTAAAAGTTTGTATGATAAGTACAATCAAAATATTACTGAAGTAGCAAGACGAATGAATAAACCAGTATCAACAATTAATGATTGGCTTAAGAATGACATTTCTGAACAGAAAAGTAGATATCATGCTACTGCAGAATTTCTTAAGAAGAAAGTTGATGAATCTGAAAGTGGAATTCTAGATGTTTCAAAATCTGTTGAACATGTTTTAGGAGTTCCACAAAACACCAAAGAAGTTGCAATAGCAATGCTTCAAGATGAAGGTTATATTAAGACTTGGGTTAAGATTCCAAGAGTTGGTGATAAAACTGGTGATAAATTCTTTAACACGGAAGTTTTAGTAAAACCATTGCCTGGTGAATCAATAAGTGACACTATTCAGAGAGCTAAGAATAATAAGTTTAATATTGACACTGTTACAGAATTTAGTCCTGATGAAGGTGGACATTTCTTTGTTCCTGAAAAACCAGCAAAGTTAGATGCCTCTAGAATTTATGTAAGATATGATGAAGATGGCGGTTCTTTAAAAGATGGTGTTATTGAAATACGACCAGGGGTTAAAGATTTAGATATGGGTGGTTCAGCATATTGTCAAGCTAGAATCAATGTTGAAAATACCCACTATCTCAAAGGAATGGCAATACTGTCAGAAGATATTCCCGAAGGTTATGATATTGTTTACAATACAAATAAAAAACGTGGAACACCAATAATGTCTGATGATAGAGATGCTAAACAGGTTTTTAAGCCTAATGAAATAAAGAATCCAGACAATCCATTTGGCGCTACAATAATTGCTGGCGGTCAAAATTATTATGAAGACCCAAAGGGCGATTATATTTTAGATGCTAATGGCGTTTATAAAAAATCAACTCCTGCTGATTCTGGTAAACCTCACTATTCACTTTCAAAAGTTAATAAAGTAAGGGATGCTGGAGATTGGCAAGATTGGAGTAAGACAATCGCCACACAGTTTTTAAGTAAACAACCTCAAAAATTAATAGACCAGCAAATAGACCTTTCTTTAAAACATCAGAAAGTTATGTTGGAAGAAATCCAGAGTTTGACAAATCCTGTTATTAAGAAACAGCTTTTAAATGATTTTGCAGGAAAGATGGATTCAAACGCTGCTGAACTTAAAGTTGAAGGTTTTAAGAAACAAGCTTTTCAGGTTATACTACCAGTTCCTGACATGCCACCAAATGAAGTTTATGCTCCAAACTATAAAGATGGAGAGAAAGTTGCTTTAATTAGATATCCACACGGTGGTATTTTCGAAATCCCAATTTGTACTGTAAAAAATAAAGGTTCTTCTGTTGAGAAGATCTGGGAACCTTCAAAGATGAAGGATGCTATAGGTATTAGCCCTGAAACAGCACAACAGTTATCTGGAGCTGATTTTGATGGTGATACTGTTTTGGTCATTCCGATGACCTCTAACAAAATTAATGTACAGAATTCGAAACCTTTACAAGGTTTAAAAAACTTTAATACAAAGCAATATGCACTTCCTTATGATTCTAGTAATCCTGATAATCCTTGGCCTAAAGGTAAGAAGCCTATTAGCTATGACCAAATGCAAGTTCAGATGGGAATAGTAACAAATCTGATTACTGATATGACAGCAGCGGGTGCTCCTTTAAATGAAATTGAAAGGGCTGTTAAACATTCTATGGTTATCATAGATTCTTACAAGCACAAGCTTGATTGGAAACAGTCTGCAAAGGATAACAACATTGCTGAATTACATAAAAAGTATCAGGGTTATACTGAAAAGTATGTTGATGAAGAAACTGGTGAAATTATAGAACAGCACAAAGGTGGAGCCAGTACAATTTTTAGTAGGTCAAATAGAAAAATTTATGTAGACCAAATTAAAGAAGTTACAAGAGTCTCTGATATGACTCCTGAAGAAAAGAAAAGATGGGACGAAGGAAAAGTAGTTTATAGAGTAACCGGTAAAAAGAAGTATGCCGCTATAAAAGATGAAGATGGCAACATCGTTGATTATGAAGATACCGGTAAAATGAAACAATCCCATATTAAAGAGACCCTTTTAGTAGATGATATGATGGACCTCGTTAGAGAAAAGGATAACCCTAAAGAGGTGGCATATGCTAAGTATGGTAATGCTTTAAAAGAGCTTGCAAACACTGCTCGAAAAGAAGCCCGCACCATGAAAATGCCCCCCGTCAATAAAGAGGCCCGTATAAAGTATGCAAAAGAAGTTGAAGAATTAAATGATGCCCTTATTAAGGCGGAATTAAACAGCCCTAAAGAAAGAGCCGCCCATAGATTAGCAACCACCATGGCAAAACAGATAATGGAGGAAAACCCTAATCTGGATGATGACCGTAAGAAGAAATTAACTGCACAACAGTTAACAAAAGCACGTGCAATTGTAGGTGCCCATAAAGAAAAGATAGAGATAACCGATAGTCAATGGGAAGCTATACAAGCTGGGGCTATATCAACTGCTAAATTACAACGAATACTACTAAACACTGACCAAGATGCATTCAAAGAGCGTGCTATGCCACACAATAGAACAGCATTAACACCAGCAAAAGAGCAATTACTCAAATCGATGATTGCTACTGGTAGATATACAAACGCTGAACTAGCAGAAGCACTTGGTATTAGCGTATCAACAGTTAACAAGTACAAGCAATGATGGAAAGGAGATGACATGACATGAGTGACATGATGCTAACAACCGTTGACAACAATGTCGACCCATTCACTAACTTCATAGAGTGGTTTAAGTATGATACAGTCTTTCTACGCCATAATACTTGTCAGCGCCTATCTGATATTGCAGGAACTTCAGTTACTGTTTCGGATGAAATTAATGAAGAGAGAATACGTGATGCTATGCGCTACTTGGTAAAGGAGAATCCAACGTTGTACAGAATAATTTACAAAAATAAAGAAAAAGAAGAAGAGTCAAAGGAGGGGGAGGGGGTCAAATAAATACCCCCCACTGTACTTT